TTAGACTTAGGTGCAGTTAATAATTTGGGTGGATCAGTTAGACCAGTTATAATTAATGGTAGTAGAGGAACAGTAGACATATATTGTAATACCAATGCCACTTTTGTAGCAGATGTAATCTATACAGTAGAAAGTTCCCCAGTAAAGAAAGAGCCTGGACCTCGTACAAAAACATTAGTCTCAGGAAATGGATCACACATCGTAGCAACTTCAGGTGGAGCACCTATAAGTTCTATAGCCGGTGGACAATTCTATTTCGACACTCCAAATCAAACTGCAACAGGAACAGATTCTATTCAAGTTTCAGATTCATTTAATTTGGTTAAAGTAGTCGATTCGGGACAACCATTTATTGATGTTACAGCTGCAATGATGACTGCAACTGCGAATAACATTACAAGTAGATATACATTCGAATCTGGACAGAAAGATAATTTCTATGATCACGCAACCATTAAGTTAAAGCCTGGACAGCCCGGACCTGCCGGTAAAATTATGGTTGTAGTTGATTACTTTGATTGGGATGGTGGAGAAGGTTATCACTCTGTTGATTCTTATCCAACTTCAGGATCTTATAATAGAGTAGATGCTGCAAGTACAAAAACTTTTAGTTATTCAGTAATTCCTGACTATACTTCTCCAACAACAGGAGAAACAGTTAATTTAAGAGATTGTATTGATTTGCGCCCACGAAGAGAAAATGGAACAAATCTTATGTCGGCTACCCTAGCAATTGAGGGTATTCCAACACCAGACCCAGATGGTACAATTACTTCAACTTTCAGTTATTATTTGTCAAGGGTAGATAAGATAGCACTTACTAAAGATAGAAAATTCAAAGTGTTAAGGGGTGAATCAGGACTTGATCCAATTGCACCTCCAGATGATGAAGATTCAATGACATTATATTCATTGACTATTCCCGCATATACTTTTGCTCTCACAGATATTACTACAAGATATATTGATAATAAACGATTTACCATGAGAGATATTGGTAAAATAGAAAAGAGAGTTGAACGAATAGAATACTATACTGCATTGTCTATATTAGAAAAAGAAACATCCGCAAGAGAATTTTCTACTGGCGCCGCTAAAGATTCATTATTCAATCCAACAGGAACTGCATTCAAGAGTGGTATATTAGTTGATTCTTTTAATGGTCATGCGGTAGGTGATGTGATGACTGATGATTATAATGTTTCAGTAGAATATGCCAAGAAAGAAATGAGGCCAGGATTCTATTATGATAATCACAGATTTACATATAGTTTAGGATATAGTAATAACGTAACAAAGACTGGTGAACTAGTTACCTTACCTTATACTGATACAGATTTTATAAAGCAACCACTTTCAAGTACGACACAATCCTTAAATCCATTTAACATTACAAATTGGATAGGTCATGTAAAAACATATCCTGCTTCTGATACTTGGTTTTCTCAAGGAGCTCGACCAGATGTTACAACTAACTTAGAAGGTCAGAATGATAATTGGTCATTAAGCCCATCTACTGGTAGAACAGGATTTGGTTCTCAATATAATGATTGGAGTACAAATTGGAGTGGAACACAAAAGACTGAACAACCACAAGCAGGTGTAGATAAGATTGGTAAAACAGCAAAAGCAAAAAGAAGTACAACAGAAATGACCAATTCAAAATCAAGAATTGGTATTAGTGCAAATACTCCACCTGAATCTGTTCTCAAAACAATAGGTAATAAAGTTATTGATACAACAGTTGTTCCTTATGTAAGGGGTCAAACAGTATTCTTTACAGCAACAGGATTAAAACCACTAACTAATGTTTATGTATTTTTTAGTGAAACTGATGTGTCTTCAAATATAAGACCAGCAAGTAAATTAGCTCTTATATCTGTTAATGGTACATTTTCTGTAGGAGAAACACTTAAAGATGGTGCAAACAACTATGGTACAATTATGTTAGCTTCCAATACAACTAACAATACTGCTACTGTCTTTATTTCAAATGTAACTGGAAATACATCTTCTACAGATAGTGCACCCTATGGTTCAGCCAATTCTCTTCCAGAAGGAAAACGAGAATCTTTTGGTACAGGAACTATTGGAGATGCAACTCACGTATTTACTGTAGCAAATACTGTAGAAGGATTAACAAGTACAGCAACAGCAAACGTTTCTACAAGAACTCATTATGCAGTTGGTGTAGCTAATGGTATTATGCAGAGTGATGATACTGGATCAGTTGCAGGAGAATTCCATCTTCCAGATGCTACTTGGAGATCAGGTAATAAACTTCTTAGAGTTACAGATCAGTCTCTTAATAATGTTGATGCTACAACTACAGCTTCAGAATCAACTTTTATGACAAAAGGTATTTTACAAAGCCGTGAACAATTATTGATTTCAACAAGAGAGACAATAAATCAAAGAGAACTTCCTAATGATACAGCAATTGTTAGAGATACAACATCTCGTTCAACAGAAAAATCAAATTGGATTAACCCATTATGTCAAACATTCCATGTTGATCCAAATGCATTTCCGAAAGGATTATTCTTAAGAAATGTTACTTTGAACTTTTATTCAAAAGATACTAAAGTTCCAATTAAGGTACAAGTAAGACCTGTTGTTAATGGTTTTCCAAGTGCATCTAAGGTAGTACCATTTAGTGAAGTTTTGTTGAATCCAGATAAAGTACAAGTTTCAACTACAGCAAACGCATCAGTAGCAAATACAACTTCAAGAACAACATTTACTTTTGATTCTCCTGTTTATTTGACTCCTGATGAGTACGCATTAGTTATTACATCAAATAGTACAGACTATAAATTACACATGGCAGAGGAAGGTAAAACTTCTACGGGGTCTATTGCAAAAATATCTAAACCTTCATTTGTTGGTTCATTCTTTAAACCACAAAACGCCGGAGTTTGGGAAGCTGATCCAAATAAGTACATAATGTTTAATATGCAAAGAGCAGATTTTGATATAGGTGGTGGTAGTAGTAATAACTTTGCAAAATTTATTACTTATGCAAACTCTGCCACAAGTAATACTGCAAACGTAATGGCAGATATAATTAAAATTGGAACTTCTACAATAGATTTTAGTGATACTGAAATTCAATGGAAGTATGCAGCATCTAATGGAACATTTACATTAGCTGATGGTACTGAAGGTTCTGCTTCTTATGTGAAATTTAGTCCAGATCAGAACTATGAATTAACAGATAGAAAAAGAGTACAGGCATATACTAATGGAACGTTCAGAATTAGAGCTGAAATGAAATCAGCTAATTCTCATGTTTCTCCTGTTATAGACCTTGATCGTTTGAATTTAATTTCTGTTGAAAACAATATTGATAATGCCGGACTTTCAAATTCAGACTTTTCAATAACAACAAAAGGTTCAGGTTATGTGAATGTAATGTCATCCTCATATACTGCAACTATAACAAGTGGTGGAACTACTAATACCGCAACTGCAAATGTTCATGTCGAATTAACAATGAATGTTAATTCAAATTCTACCACAATATCAAGTGGAAATGGTGGATATACTGTTGACAGTAGTAATCCAGGTGCATTCGTTGTTGGTGAAGCAGTAATGTGTAACGTAGCTTCTGATGTGAATGCAAATAATAGTGGAGTATATGGAATTATCTCAGCTGTTACACACTTGGATGGAGATGTTACAAAGAACGTTTCTTCAGTTACTATAAAAACAAATGCAAATAACAAAACTGTCGCTACTTCTGGAGCCGGAGCATTTCAAAATGGTTGTCTAATATGGGCAAATCCAAACGCACAAACAAATTCAGTATCAGGCGCCGCAGGAAGTAATACTAAGATGACAGTCTTAGTTGCTAATGGATATGTTTCTAATGTTGTGGTAGTTGATTCTGGATCGGGATATACTACCAATCCAACAGTTTCAATTTCAACAGTTAGTGGAGCCGGTTCAATTAATGCAGCAGTACAATGTACTGGAGAAGAAAAGAATAGTGGAGGCCCAATTGCAGCGAAATATATATCAAGAAGGGTTACACTTAAAGATGGATTTGATGCATCAGACTTAAAAGTTATTCTAAATGCATACAAACCATTGGGTACTGATGTTCATGTATATTACAAAGTTAAGAACGGAGATGATCCAGATGATTTTGATGTTAAGGATTATACATTGATGACTCAAGAAACTTCATCTGGAACAATTTCTAAGGGTAAAGAAGATATTCAAGAGTTTATCTTTAAATCTCCAAATGAAACTACAGCATATTCATCGAACAATGTACGATATGAAACTTTTAAAATATTTGCAATTAAGATAGCATTGGTTGCAGATACAACTTATGATATGCCAAGAGTAAAGGACATGCGAGCAATCGCATTAGATTAATATGGGTAGCGTACAAACAGATGATCCAAGATTCATAAGAGATACACATTCTAAGGCATTATTAAATACAGATTACAATGCTTTACAACAACATAGAAGAGAAAAGTTGTATTTTCAGAAGCAACAAAATGATATAAATATACTAAGAGGTCAAGTCGAAGAACTTAGTACAATTAGAGTAGAAATGCTAGAGATTAAAACTCTTCTTAAAAATATTATCAATAAGTAATAGGAGCTATAAACCATGACTGCCAATGTCGCCTTAACAGATACCTTTGACCAATGGAGAGTCAAGACTAATGAGGTTGTGGTAATGACACAAACTGATGGGATGTCGAATTTCATCAAGATTTTGGACACCACAAATTCAACAAGTAACACTACTGGCTCGATTATCACCGCAGGAGGTATTGGTATCGCCAAATCGGCAGTGATAGGAGAACATCTACGAGTACACGGAAATGTTATTACTGATGGAGATACCACGATAAGTGGTAATCTAGTTTTTGGAGATGCTGCCACAGATCAAGTAACATTTTCAGCAGATATAAATTCTAGTTTAATTCCAAATGCCAATCTTACCTTTAATGTAGGTAATACTACAATGTTATGGGCAAATACTTGGACAGGGCATTTAGGAGTAACACAAAAATCAGATTCAGGAAAACCCGCCGTTTCAGTTACTTCAACAGATACGGATCAAATTGCAGTAGATATTACTGCCAGTCAAGTAGATGCAGATGTTCTTAATATGACAGCAGATTCTGTAACTACAGCAAAAGCCATTGATATTTCAGCTGATGCACTTACTACTGGTTCTGCACTTTATATCGATTCTAATTCTGGTGATACTGGTACAAGAAGTATAGCAACAATTATTCAAAATCATACATCTGCTACTGGTGCAACTGCACTTACAGTACAAGCAGATGCTGGAAGAGGTGTATTTATTAATACAGATCTAGCAGCAGGTGGATATGCACTTCAAATAGATTCAGAACAAACCACAACAAATGCTGTAAATATCACTTCAGCCGGAACTTCTGGAACAATGTTAGAAGTTGTTCATTCAGGAGTGTTGACAGGAAAAGTCTTTGACATTACTGCAGATTCGGCAACTACTGGTACTGGTATTAATATGTCAATGGACGGACTCACTACAGGTACGGCTCTAGCAATTGATTCAAATTCTTCTGATACAGGAACAAGAAGTTTAGTAACAATCCATAATAATCACGCCTCAGCAACCGCCGCTACTCCACTTGTAGTAACACAAGATTCTACGAATTGTGTAGCAAAATTTGTTGGAACATCAACGATAGTTGTTCCAGTTGGAACATCTTCCAATAGAGGTCCTGCTGTACAAGGTGGAATAAGATATAATACTACAACAAGTGGTTTTGAAGGATATAGTGGATCAACATGGGCAGGACTTGGTGGACTTATTGATGTTGACCAAGATACTAAAATCATTGCAGAAACATCAGCTGGTGCGGATAACGATGATTTAGATTTCTATACTGCCGGTACAAAACGTATGTCGATAGACCAAGCCGGTGTATTGACAATGGGTGTAGATGATACAGGATATGACGTTAAGTTCTTTGGTGATACTTCTGGTAAATATTGGATGTGGGATACTTCCGCAGATGGTACTGTTTTAGTTGGAACATCAACTCAAACTGGTAATATGCAACTTACAGGAACTTTAACTGTTGGTGTAGATGACACCGGCCACGATGTAAAGTTTTTTGGTGCAACTGCTAGTAAATATTGTGAATGGGATGAAAGTGCAGATACTTTGACCATCGCAGGAACACTTACTGAAACTTCTAGTAGAGAAATGAAAACTAATATTGAACCTCTTGAAAATATACTTCCCGCAGTTCTACAAATGCAAGGAGTAAAATTTGATTGGAAAGAAGGTACAAAAGATAATTATGGATTCATTGCAGAAGAAGTAGCCGAAGTATTTCCTCATTTGGTAACTCATGATGAAGATGGGGAAGTACATGGAGTTCAATATACTAAAATGACAGCAGTTCTTCTTGAAGCAATTAAAGAACAACAAAAACAGATAGATGAACTAAAAGCAAAATTGAATTAATATATTATGGTCTTAAATGACAAATACCCACAGAGAAGTAATATTAGACAGTATAGAGTGCTCTGCTCTTAAAGAAATAATTTTAGATAATGAAACTTCTGTTAAAGAGTTAGGACCTGATGTCTATGGAGGACGAGCTGGTAACAATGCTTTAACAGGACGTTATTCAGTCTTTAATTGGTTGAACAATTTAAAATTCAGAAAAATTCTCCTTCCAAAACTCAAAAATTTCTTCAAAAAATTAAACTATACATCTCCCATAATAGTACAATGTTGGGCTAATACCTTTAGATTGGGTGAAGGTATTATGATACATGATCATGATCCATTAGTTACAAGTGCAAATATTTTTATTTGTGGTGATCCTAAAATTGGAACAAATTTTGTAGTGGATGGAAAACACCAAAATGTAGCAAATAAAGAAGGAGAAATTACTATTTTTGATGGAACTACTTTACACTATGTTGATCCCAATCCCACAAATGATGTTCGTATTTCTGTAGCAATGGACATATATTTAAATGGAGAACTCCCACCTGATTTAGAAAATAAAAACAGATATTACACAATAACTCTTTGATATAAATAGTATAGATAACTATATAACTATACCATTATTAAGGAGATATTGTGGCTCTCACCCTTCAAAAACAAACTGTAAACATTGCACTAGATCAAGGATGCACGTTTGAAAAAGTAATTACTGCACAGAATTCGGTAAGCCAGAATGTTACGATTTCTACTGGTACTTGCGCCGCTAAGATGCGTAAATCTTACTATTCATCAAATAATATTACTACTTTAACTACTGCAGTTGCGGGGTCAAACTGTACTATTTCCTTGTCTGCAACTCAAACCGCAGCACTATCTCCAGGTAACTATGTTTACGATGTTGAATATACACAATCAGGCGGTACAATAGTAGAAAGAGTAGCAGAGGGTATTATAACAGTATATGGGGAGGCAACGAAATGACACAACCCACTACAAGAGCAACTTTTAAGGATTATTGTAAAAGGAAATTAGGGTGGCCTGTTGTAGAATTAAATTTAGATGATGATCAAGTAGAAGATTGTATCGATGATTCACTTCAATTCTATCAAGAATATCATTTTGATGCAACAGAAAATGTATATTTAAAACATCAAGTATCAGGATCAACTCTTAAATTAGCCAGTGCTCCTACGGGAACTTTTACTGCCGGTGAAAAAATTACTGGAGGTTCAAGTGGAGTACAAGCAACAGTACATGAATATCATAGTGCGAATACTACATTAAGGTATAAAGACCCAGAGGTTAAAACTGGGGGAGATGGAAATACTTATTACGCAAATACTACTACTACTTTTTCGACTAATGAAACTATTACAGGTGATTCTAGTTCAGCAACCGCAACAACTCATTCTTCCACAGCAACAGCAATAGGGGATTACGATAACAAATATATAGCAATTGCTGAAGCAATTATTGGAGTTCGAAGGATTGTTCCTTTCTATGATAATTCTAGATCCAATTCTATGTTTTCTTCTAAGTATCAATTTGCATTAGCTGAAATGCATCAAATAGGAACAGGCTTGGTAAATTTTGAAATAGCTCAAGAACATTTAATGTTGATTAATGAAATGTTTACGGGTAATCCAATGTTTAGATTTAATCGACACATGGATCGATTATATCTTGATATTAATTGGGGTGGAGATGTAGATATAGATGATTGGATCATTGTTGAATGTGATAGAATTATTGATCCAGCTACATATTCTGATATCTGGAGTGATATGTTTCTTAAGAGATATAATACAGCATTAATGAAGAAGCAATGGGGTCAGAATCTTATTAAGTTTGAGGGAATGCAATTACCTGGAGGAGTAACGATGAATGGTAGACAAATGTATGATGATGCTCAAACAGAATTGACAGAAATTTCAGAACAAATGTCATTAAGATATGAATTACCAGTAGATCATCTAATAGGATAATAAATGGCAACAAATCCATATTTCAATCTTCATGGAACTAATACTCCAGAACAAAGATTGATCGAAAATTTAATAATAGAATCCATAAAAACTTATGGAACAGATGTATATTATTGTCCAAGAACACTAAACGATGAAGATACTTTGATGGGCGAAGATAATACATCATCTTATAATAGTGCCCATACGATTGAAATGTATATTAAATCTGTAGATGGATTTGAGGGTGAGGGTGATTTTATTTCGAAATTTGGACTACAAATAAAAGATCAAATTACATTTACTGTCGCTAAACGTAGATGGGCAGAGTTGAATGTTCAAGGTGAAGGTAGAGCAGAATCACCGGCTGAAGGAGATTTAATTTATTTTCCTATGACTTCAGCATTATTCCAAGTAATGTTTATAGAAGATGAAGCTGTATTTTATCAAACCGGTGGATTACAGACTTATGATCTTTTATGTGAATTGTTCTATTATTCAGATCAAAATCTCAATACAGGTATTGAAGCAATAGATAAAGTTGAAAGAGAACAATCTTATTCTATTGAGTTTACATTAAATACTGGAAGTGGTAATTATACTATTGGTGAAACAGTTTATCAGGGTGCATCATTAGGAGCAGCTACAGTTAAGGGAGAAGTTGCTAAATGGGTTGCAGCAGATAAAAAATTAACACTTATGAACATGACAGGAAACTTTTCTGGTACTGTGAACATTATTGGAGATAGTTCTAGTGCATCTTATTCAATTACTTCTTTTGATGCACAGGTAAATGCGGCAGATACACAAGCAGTTCAAACTAATCAAGAAATAGAAGCTGCTGCGGATGCTATTATTGATTTCACCGAAGGTAATCCGTTTGGGAGTTTATAATGTTAGGTACTACTTATTACCATGAAACCATTAGAAAATATGTAGCAGTTTTTGGAACACTTTTTAATGATATCAACATTCAAAGAAGAAATTCTGCGGGTGTGATAACAGAACAAATTAAAGTTCCTATTGCATACGAAGCTAGAGATAAATTGGTTCTTAGAACGAGAGCGGGAGTAGCAGATGGTAGTGTTGCCGCAACTCTTCCAAGAATGGGTTTTGTTATGAATGGAATTACTTATGATGGAACTAGAAAATTAAATACAGTAGGACAAGTATTTGCAGCTAATACCGCATCATCAAGCAATCTTTTAAAACAATATAATCCTGTACCTTATAATTTTGATTTTGTTTTGACTGCAATGGTAGATAATGCAGAAGACGGAGCACAAATATTTGAACAGATCGTTCCCTTCTTTACACCAGAGTTTACAGTTAGTGTGACTTTAATTGCCGATATGAATATTAAACCTGATATTGCTATAGTATTAAATTCAACTTCTACAGAAGATTCTTATGAGGGTGAACTTACTGTAAGGAGAGAAATTATATGGGGATTTAATTTTGTAATGAAAGGTTATATCTATCCAGATATTAAATCGGGAACAGTCACCAAAGAAGTGATAGTGAATCTCAGAACTCCTGCAGATGAAGCAGAAGTACCAGAATATATTATACTAGAAGATAGTACAGATTTTACAACAAATTATTTATTATTAGACGCTGATGCAGGATCACCAACCGCAACGGGTAATATGAAATTCATAACAGAAACTAGTTCAACATCTTCCGGCGCAGCAGGAATTAAATCAAGAGTTACAGTCTCACCAGGTCCAGGTGATGTTACTGCAAATGATGATTTTGGTTATACTCAAACAGAAGAATATTTTAATGATAATATTGATACGAATTTGACAACCGGATTGGATGTAACTCTTTAGTATGTGGGTTCGGTGCTTCTTAATCTGTTGTTTCATTTTTATTGGAACTATGAGTGTTGCTACTGGGCCGCCAAACACTCAAAAAATAATACATGATACTTATCAATCTCATGGTAAAACAGAAAGTTATAGGACTGAAGATATTTTGTTGTTATTTAAATCGTGTTATGAAACCATTTATTTTTTAGGTAATACAAAATATAAACGAAGTAAAAGAGAATTACAAGAAGAAGAAGTATCTAAACAATGTTTTTGTATATGTGATAAAATTAGATCTATGTATAAACCTAGTGAATTTTTAGATAGGCCTCCTATAGAAATACATAATATTATTAAACCATTGACCGCTGAATGTAATCTTGAATTTGTACATAATGAGGAAAAATGACACAAGATACACGTATAGACGAAATATTAGAAATTACAAGTTTAGTACCTACTGCTGAACTTAAACCTGAACCTCCTGCCAGAATTAAACCTAAGACTGATGGTAAGGATGATGACATTGATTATAATTATGCCCGTGAAAATTACTACAATTTAATTGAACGAAATCAAGATGCAATAGAAGAGATGTTAGAGATTGCTAAACAATCTGAACATCCACGTGCTTTTGAAGTAGTTGGTCAATTAATCAAATCCGGCTTGGATGCCAATAAAGAGTTAATGGGTCTACATAAAACCAAAAAAGAACTAAGTATAGAAAAGGGTGGACACACTACTACTGTCAATAACGCAGTATTTGTGGGGTCTACAGCTGAACTACAAAAGTTACTGAAGGGAAAACGTGGCGAGTGAAAATTATCTCGGCAATCCAAATTTAAAAAACGTAGGACAAAATGTAGAATGGACAGAGGAAACACTTCAAGAATATGTGAAGTGTAAAGATGATCCTGAACATTTCATACGTAGTTATGTCAAAATCGTTCATGTAGATCAAGGCTTAGTTCCTTTTGAAATGTATGATTATCAAAAAGATATGATACATAAGTTCAATGATAATCGTTTTGTGATTTGTAAAATGCCACGACAAACAGGAAAATCTACTACGATTATTTCTTTTCTTCTTCATTACATTTTGTTTAATGAAAGTGTCAACGTTGCTATTCTCGCTAACAAAGGAGCAGTAGCAAGAGAACTTCTTTCAAGATTACAACTTGCCTATGAACATTTACCTAAATGGTTACAACAAGGAGTACTTGTATGGAATAAAGGTAATATTGAAGTAGAAAATGGATCTAAAGTTATAGCGTCTGCAACCTCTAGTTCAGCTGTTCGTGGTAGTTCCTTTAATATTATTTTCTTAGATGAGTTTGCTCATGTACCTCAAAATATAGCAGAACAATTCTTCACTTCTGTATATCCTACTATTTCCTCAGGTGAATCTACAAAAGTATTAATTGTTTCAACTCCACTTGGATTAAATATGTTCTATAAGATGTGGATAGAAGCAGAAGAGGGACGAAGTGAATATGTTCCCATCGAAGTACATTGGTCAGAGATGCCTGGTCGAGATGGTAAATGGAAAGAACAAACAATCAAGAATACAAGTGAAGTACAGTTTACACAAGAATTTGAATGTGAGTTTGTGGGATCAACTTACACATTGATTGCTCCATCAAAACTTAGAAC